GTGCTCTCCGGTAACGCTTCGGGGCTGACTGCCGATCGAATGCTCACGCTGGCGCGAAGCGGCCAGTCTGCCGGTCTTACGTTTAATCAGACGAGCAAGGCACTGACGGAGCTGATCAACGCTGGCGTGCGTGCCGGTGTCCATTTTGACGACATGAGCCAGGCTGTTGCCCGCTTCACCGAAGCATCGGGGGTACCAGTCGATAAGGTTGCTGCTGCGTATGGCAAGCTGACAACAGACCCGACATCCGGGCTCATTGCAATGGCCCGGCAATTTCACAACGTGACAGCCGAGCAGATAGCACATGTTGCCCAGTTGCAGCGTGCCGGTGATGAAGCCGGGGCACTTAAGGCGGCAAACGACGCGGCCACCGCCGGATTCAACGATCAGACCAAATCCATCCGCGACAATATGGGGTCGATTGAAACTGCTGCCGATACGCTGAAACGCGCTTTCAAGTCGATGTGGGATGCGGCGCTTGATGTCGGTCGGCCCGATACTGCGCAGGAAATGGTGGCAAAAGCACAAGCCGCTTTCAAAAAGGCCGATGAAATCTGGAACCTGCGAAAGGGTGATCGTTATGTGAATGATGAGGCCCGTGCCCGGTTCTGGAATGACCGCGAAACGGCCAGACTGGCGCTGGACATGGCGCAGCAGCAGGCGGGGATTTCCAGAGCGAACGAGGAGAATGCCTCCCGCGAAGCGGCTGCGGAATCTGATCGCCAGAATTATGCTGCGCAGGCACAGGCAAACTATGCCAAAACGCAGACTGCACTGGAGAAATACACGGCCAGGCAGGGCGAGCTTAACAAGGCTCTGAAAGATGGGCGGATCCTGCAGGCGGATTACAACATCAACATGGCGGCGGCCAAAAAGGAGTATGAGGACTCCCTGAAAAAACCGACGAAAGGCAGGGTGCCCGGTGGCGCAAAACTCACCGACAGCACCAGTGCGCAGACACTGGAGCTGCAGACTCAGCTTGAGGTTTTGCGTCAGCACAGTGATATCAATGACACGATTAGCCAGCAGCGCCAGCAGTTGTGGAAAGCGCAGGCCAGATTCACGATCCTCGAACA